CCCTGCCACTGCGCCCCACTCAACAGCACGAGCGGGTCGCCCGTGCGACTTTCGAGGCTATCGAGTGTGACGGCGGTATGTCCGCCCGCCGCGTCGTGCTGCTGGTCGAGATACGCTTGCGCTTCCACGAGCGCGTCTTCGACGGATCGCTGGAGGATGTAGGGCGACATCGCCACCGCCCCCGCGTCGAAGGTCATCGCCATCAGCCGGCCACCGTATCCCGCGCCTCGTACGGCACGACGACCGCATCGAGCGCCCACTGCGGCGTATCGAGCGCAGACGCATCCCCGACACTCAGCCCGACGGCGTGCGCGACATCCCCCACCGCCAGCCCTTCGACGGCCCGCAGCGCCCGCGTTTCTGTGCCGCTCGCCGCCAGACTCACCGAACCGGTGCGCGTCCGCAGGGCGTAGTCCTCAGAGTACGTCACACTCACACTATACGCCCCGACCGCGCCTAACACGAGGGGCGCGTGGAGGCTGCATTGCCGGTCCACGCCGCCGAAATGCCGATCCGGGAACGTCACCAGCCCTTGAAACGCGGTACCGACGTCCGTGGTCGCCGCCGTGTCGCAGCGCCAGAGTCGCCCCGCCGCCGCGCTTTGCCCAATATACGGTTTCAACATGCGCGCCATCGACGCCCCAAACGTCTCCGGCAACATGGCCGCACACGTCACCGCCGCCGAGTCTCCGGTGTGCAGTGCCCACCCGTCGCGCACGCTCGTCCCGGTTTCCGACGAGACGACGCGCCCAATCCGTGTATCGAACACGAGTTTGTGCGTCGGCGTGTTCGCGCCGTCGAGCGCGAGCCACCACCAGACCTGGTGGAGATCGGCGTGATAGACCCCGCACCCGACGAGGCTCGTCGCCTCCAGGTTCACCCGATCCCAGAGGTCTTGCACGTCCCAGGTCAGCTTGACGAGGCCGTACTGCGGGTTGTAGCGATACGGCCCGAGGTGCGAGATCCAATACAGCGTCGGGTTGCCAATATCGTCTTCGCCCATCACCACGAGGCGTTGGTGCAGGCTCCCAATCGCTTTACTGACCGCTTTCGCGCGGTACGGATCGTCCGCCACCCCCGTGGGGATCAAGCGCCACAGTTGGCGATACTTGAAGACGACCACTTGATGCTCGAACGGCCCGCCAAAGCCGGTAATGCCGCCGCCGTCCTTCGGGTCGAGTGGAATCCGGTTCGTACTCGGCAGGCGTTCGTCGTCGTAATAGACGGACGAGGTCGTGCCGAGCACAGGCGTGTAGTAGACCGACGACGGATCGAGCGTGCCAGACTCGTACGACCCACCCCCGACCAGCAGCCGCGCCCCGTCCGCAATCCCATAGCGAAACGATCCCAGCCGCAGGTAGTCGCCGGTTTCTGGCGCCGCCGTGAGTGACCCGTAGTCCGTCGTCGCGGTGCTATCGTCATACGTGGTCGTGCCGACGACGGTCGTCGCCAACAGATACCACGGCCCACTCCCCGACACCGCGACCTCGAGTTCCCAGTGCGTCGCGGACTGGCCGCCATCGGCCGGTTTCGTCACGCGCGCGGCGGTGCCGGTGCCACTTGGGGTGAACGACACCGTCGAGGACGCCTCGGACCGCAGGACGGTATTGCTGCTGACTCGGATCGTTTCCCGCGAGCGGTAGTAGCGCAGCACGGCGGCATAGCTGCCGGCGCCGGTATTCGCGACGGTCGGGGCCGCACCAGGCGCCGCGAGGCCGGTCCGGCGCAGTGCGGTCGTGCTCGTGTCCGGATCGTAGACGTGGAGAAAGTCGACGGCCGAGTTGTAGAACACGTACAACTTCCCGTTGAACGTCAGGAACACCGCCTGATACAGATCGGTCGTGAACGCGGCGGCATCGCCCACGGTGATCGTCGCCCACACCGTGCCGGCCGCGAGGCGTTGCAGCACCGGGGGATTCGCATACGTCAGCAGCCACGCTTCGGCGGCCATCTCGTCCGATCCCGGCACATGCCGCGCGAGCGCCGCGTAGGTTGTGCTGATATTTTCGCTGGTCGTATCGAGGAATGCGTCCGACGCCCCGCCGCGTTTGCGCGCGAGCGCCGTGCGGTAGAAATCGACGTTCAGGCACTCGACGGCTTTGGTGGTCGGAATCTCGACGGGCGCGGTCGTGCTGCCATCCCGGCCGCGAATGCCGGTATAGACCGCGACCTCGCCTTGGCCGCGACTCATGGCACCCCGAGTGTGGTATCGACGGCCCGTCGCTGGACGCGCGGCGCCTCCCGGTAGGCGTTGGCGACGGCCTGGACGCGCTGTTCAATGGCCTGCCGCAGGACCGGCCCCAACACTTCCTGACGCATCAAGATCGGCACGAGCGCGTCATGATCCGGCAACGGCGGACGGGGCGGCGTCTCGGCGGCGCGCGCCGCATTGACCCGGATCAAGTGGATCGCGAGCGCGTCTTCCTCGTTCTCGTTCGTCGTAATGGTGTAGGTGGCCATGCGCGCCTACTGCGGATCGGCTGGGAACCACGCGCCGAGCGTGCTGATCTGCGCGGGGGGCGCGCCCCAGCGCGGCGACCAATCCGGATGAGTCGTGACCCACGAGCGCAACTGCGACTCGCCACGCGCGATGTCCGCGATGAGGAGTTGTGAGCGGCGCGGATCGTCTTGTTTCCGCAGTTCCTTCAGTTCCGCGCGGTCGATCAGCAGATCGTGGAAATCCTCCGGGAGCAGCGGTTCATCGCGGTCGTTCGTCATATCCGGAATCGCGCGCAGGATGTCCACGGTGTACGTCACGACCGCCGACGGCGTCGGATACAACTGGATCTGGTGGTACTGCCCGCGACTGTCCCCGATGGCGATCCGGGCGAGTTCGGTGCCCGATCCGGAGTCTTCGTGCAGCGTGACCGTCCCGACCGCCACGGCGGACAGATAGACCTTCGTCACGAGGATGAAGGAGGTAATCGTGGCGGCGAGCGACACCGCCGTCGTGCCGGTCATCGTGACCGAGGCGGTGCGATAGTAGCCGCCCGTGATGATCCCTTCGACGTACGCCGTCCCGGTATCGCCGGCCGCCGTGCTCTTGATGAAGAGTTCGGAGGCATTCGCCGGCTGTGTCTGCACCTCGACCAGCCCGCGCGGGATCCACGCCCACGGCGTGCCTTCCGTCGGATCCGGGGCGCTCGCATCGAGCCAGCCTGGGGTCTGATATTGCAGCTTGCGGTCGTTCGTCGTCTCGGTGAGGCGATTGATCTTGGCGACTCCGTCCGCCGGCAGCGCGTAGCGCGGCGTGGACGCCACACTGGCAAACGTGATCGTCCCGTGTCTCAACGTCTCCATGCCGGGCGTGCGAAGGATCTGGCGGTGCGCTTCATTCAGCGCGTCCTTGTACCGCGTCGCCGTGGCCGTGACGAGCGTGCTATCGTTCGCGCCGCGCCGTCGCGCCAACCGCTGTTGCAACTGGAGGAACGTCATGCCGGCCACCCGTGCGCGTGGCCCCAGTCGCGGAGGGCCTCACGCTGCATCGTGACGAGCTGCCGCCGAAACGGCCGATCCGTGTAGAACCGCGCCGGGACGGACGTGGACACGTCACACGGCTCCGTCGTCACGTCATGCCGGCCACAGCCCCAGCGCCGACAGTTCACCGGCCGCACGGCATAGACTGAGCAGCGCGATCCGTCGAGCAGCGGGCACGGCCGCGCCGACAGGCGGACGAAGCGGCGGTCCGTATGGGGGCGCACGACCAGAGACGCGCGGCGGGAGAGTGGCGCCGCGGCCTCGACAGCCGTCCATTCCTCCTGCGTCATCACCACCTCGTCCACCAGTCGGCAACAGTCGCCCGTCTGGGCACACGCCCACGGACGTGGCGTCTTACGCACTGACCGGCTCGGCGAGCTGGTCAGCCAGCGCCACGAGACTCGGATAGTGCATTGGATTCGAATCGCGGCGTAGCGGTAACTCAATCGTGAGGCGTTCGATCCGCCCGACGGCGTCTTCGCGCGCCGTGACGGTCGCCAGCACCACCGAGCCATCCACTTTCACAATCGGCGCGCGCATCCTGGGACCAATCCGCCGCAGCGCGGTCACTTCCTTCTGGGTCAGCGGTGTTTTGTTCAACAGGATCGGCCCGAAGAAAATCTCATACGGGAGCGTTTTGGCCCACGGTTCGCCGTCCGGCTGGAGAAAATCGGACGCCGCGACATAGTTAGGGTTTTCTCGCGGCGCGGTCCGCTCAACCTGGACTTTCATCGCCTCGGCCTGCTGCCGTTGCAACGCGAGCATTTCGGCTTGCAGCGCCAGGAATTGTTCCATTAAGGACATCTCAGCCTCGGGACTCTCAGGACGCGGGCGTGTGCTCATACCACTCCTTGCGAGACGCGGGACGAGCCCTCGCGGACTCGCCCCGCTCGACTTAATCGATACAGAGAAACACGGCGTTGTTCTTCGTGCTGACGCCGACCTGCATCATGTGGCCGACGAGATTCGCCGTGGGTTGCGCCGCCGCGGTCCACACATCGACCGTCCCGGCCGTCGTCGCGCCGTTGATGACGGGCGCGGTGATGGCTGGGGTACCGTTGATGAGGAGCGCCGCCGGCCCGTGCGTTTGCACCCACCCATACTGGGCCGCCGTGATGACATACCCCGCCGCGCCCACGACTTTCGCCGTGATGGTTGTCGGGGTCTGGATCACGTTCTTGTACGGATGCGTATGCAAGCCAACCCGCGAGGACGTGGTGAGCGCCACCACGATGGCCTCGGCCAGCTTCAGCGTGAAGGCCGTGGACGCGGTGATGGCCGCATGTCCAGACACCTGATACATCAGGCCGTTACCGGGCGTTGTGTCCACCTGGAGAAACCCTTCGGCATACAGGTTTTCGGCGCCGCCGGTGGCCCCGGGCGTGTACGAGAAGGACGTCCCCCCGATGGCCACGGCCGGCGGGGTATTCGCCAAGTGGTTCGGCAACGGGGCCGCCGCCTGGAGGAGATTCCCGGCGACGAGATCCGAGGCGCCCGCCTGGGCGTAGCGGTACATGCGGACCCCATCACACCCGAGCGCGACGGTGCCGAGCGGATGGAGTTGCGTAGCCGACGAGACGAACTGATCCTGTCCGATCACGAGGACGGGGGTAATGAAACTCATAACATCACCTCCTACGTGATGGCCGTGATCGCGCCGAGATGGCGCGGGGTGGTCGCGAACAGGTTGGCTTTCGTCTCAATCTTGAAGACGTCGACCAACTGATTCGCCGGATCGACTGCTGGATAGCCTTTCATCCAGAAGCCACTCAAGTACCCGAGCTTCAGGTGCTTGCTGTTGAGCGCGTAGCCGGTGCCACTTGGGTTGTCCCCATCGTAGGCCACGACGGCGCCCATGAACTTCAACACTTCGTTCTTGAACCCGCCATCGCCCGCGCTCTTGTCGAGAAAGCGTTCGTTGGCCACGAGCAACGAGTGATAGCCGTTGAAGTCCGTGCTGTCGAACGTGAAGAACTCCGGATGTTCGGTGCTGTACCCGTTCGAACTCGCGGTGTAGATCGTCCGCATCGCGCTCCGGAGGTTGTCATACGCCGTCGAGGTTTTCGCCCCGGAGGTCGTCTGATTCCGCCAGAACGAATACGTCGCGCGATTGATGCTCCCGACCGTGCCGGTCGAGGGCGACGACGCCACGACATGTTGCAGTCCGCCGATTTGCAGGCTGCTCGTGCCGGTCCCGTCGGAGTAGCAGCCCACGCTCAGCTGATCGAGCATGGACTTCCGCAGGTTTTCCATCGTCGCGGCCTCGAGGTCGATCTTCCGGGCGCTGCCTTGGTTTTCGGCCATGTCCTGCGTCGAGAGGACGGCCGTTCCCGCGTAGATCTTCCAGGCGAAGTCGAACTGATCGAACACGTCCACATGGGACGTGCTCAACGTGCCGTAGGCTGAGGTCGGCCCGACGGTCGTGTTCAAGGCGAATTCAATCGGGCCTTGAATCGAGGTGCCGGTGAGCGATTTAAAGCCCTTGCCGGCCTTCAGCCGGTCCAAGAGCCAGTACTGGGGAAAGATCTGGTCGTACGGCGTCGACCCGACAAAGGCGGGCCACGCGGTCGCCAGACGTTGCCCCACATTGGGGTTGGCCATGGGATCCTCCTACGGCGTCTCCAGCACGCGCGAGGCGTGGGCGAGCGCCGCGTAGGCGTCCCCCAGCGTCGCGGCGGGATCCGCCGTGGTGGCCGACGCGGGATTGAGACTCCCCGCGACAGCCCGTTGTTGGAGTTTCTGGATCACGCCGGCCTCGGCCTGCGCCGTGCGCTGTGGGAGGACCTGCGTCCGATACACCCGGTTCCACGCCAGTTCGAGCGCCATCGCCGGTTGCGGGGCTTGTCCGCGACTCCCGACCGCCAACGCGAGCAGCGTCGGATCGGCTTGGAGCACGGCGGACACGTCCGCTTTGTGCGCGGCAAACTCGGGATCCGCCTCGGTCAGCGCGGCGATCACCTGCGTGGTCGTCGCGGTGTAGGCGGACTGAGCCCGTTCCTGCGCGACCGCCTGCGCGGCGCGTTGGAGCGGGGCGACCTGCTGCTGCATCTCCGCGCGGAGTTGCTGCGTCAGGCGCCGCGTGTGCCACTCCTGCCACGCTTGCTGTTGTGGCGCAGAGTAGACGAGCGTCCCATCCTGGGCTTGGAGATCCGGGGTCGGTTCGGGATCGGGCGCCGGCTGGGCCGGACGCAACCGCTCCGCATGGGGCGCGAGTCGCGCCGCCAAGGCCGGGGCGAGATCGGGACGGGCAAGCACGCGCTCGACGAGCGTCCCGAGGGTGCCCGGCGCATCCGTCTTCAGCCCCTGGGCGAGATCGGCAATCGTGCCGAGTTCGTCTGGGCTGAAGTCGGCGAACCGACGGTACTGCGTGAGCGCCTGTTCCGCGCGCTGCATCCGCGTATTCACCTCATCGAAGCGAGGGCGCGGAATGTCCGAGCGGAGGGCGCCATCCGAGGCGGGTGATCCAGGGGAATCCGTGGGGGCGGGCACCACTGGCGCGGGTGCAGGCGACGCGTCCGCGGGAGCCACGGGAGGGGCGAGGGACGAGTCCGCCCACGCGAGCGCGGCGCTCGCATCGTTTACCGTCGGAGGGGCTGCCGCCGGAGCGGGAGCCGAGATCGGGGGCGCGGCGGGCGCCGCCGGGGCCGGAGTGACGACCGCACTGTCAGGCATCGAGGGTCCTCCGGGTCAAGCGCCGCGTGGTACAGGCACAATCCATCGCCCACGTCGCATCCGACGAGGCATTGGCCATCTGCGGCGTCGCGCCGCACGCGCGACAGACGACGGTGAGGTCGAGCACGCGAAACGGCGTGTCGGCCTGCGAGACGAACTGGGCAATTTTCGGGTTCGACGTGGTCAGCGCGCGTTTGGCCGACGGCAGCGGGACGCCGCGGGCATCAAGCAGCATCATGGATCCCCGCAATCGGCTCGGTGACCGTCCCCTGCGCCTCGGTGACCGTGATCGTGATCGCGGCGCCGAGGCGTTCGAGGAGCGCCGTCGCCGCCTCCAGTTGCGTGCGACTCACCGCGGCCCAGCTCGTCGTGTGCGGGCTTTTGTCGCTGCCAGGGACCGGGACGTGGCGCACGTACGGCTCCAGACGGTGCGCGCGGCAGTAGGCGCGGTGTTCGGACGGGCTGTAGAAGGTCTGCGGCTCGTGGGCCATGTTCTCGAACGTCTTCCCGCCCGGCCACGTCACGGCGCGGTCGGCGGCAAGCGATCCGGCGACCGGGTCGTGCGGGCACTGGTACCACTGCCCGACGCCGTAGGCGGTGCCACACGTGAGACAGGTCGTCGTCATGACACGCGCGGGCCGGGCATCCCGCCGGTCCGTTCCGTTTGATGTTGGTTCAACGGTTCCGCGTGGTCCGCGACGCCGGGATGTGGCGGACTCATCGTCTGCTGCACCGCCTGTCTCAGGCTCGCCACGGCCTGGAGGGACTGCGCCATCTCGGGCGGAATCTGCCAGCCGTCCTGTTGCAGCAAGCCGAGGAGGAGCGGCACCAAGGCGGGGTTGTTGAACGCCTGTTCGAGATTCGCGCTGAAGGCAATCTTCGGCCCGTCCGGGGGGGCCTCGGCGCTGTCCTTCGGGACGAGTTTGGCCGGATCGTCCCCGAGGGCGCGCACGAGCGTCCGCACCAACTCGGCCGCGTTCACGAGCGGATCTTTCCGCAGCAGGTTGTACTGTTGCAGCTTTTGGTTCCGATACGCGTCAGCGTCGAGATAGCGGCCGGCGTCCGGCTGAATACTGTAGGCGTAGCGTCCGGGCAGGGCGGCCCACTGCTGATACAGGCCGGCGGCCTGGGTGCCGAGGATCTTCTCCAGTTCGCCCGGGGTCATGGTGCGTTGCACGATGGTGTCGAACTTGCGGATCGCGCGGATGACGTACTCGCGGACGCGGTCTTCGTCGGTCTGGGCGCGCGCGGTCGAGTTCGCTTGCACCGTGCGGACTTCGGTCGCCGAGCGCTGCGTGCGGGCGAACTGGCCCTGTTGGTTCGAGCCGGCGCCCATCGCGAGTTCCCAGTCGTGTTCGATGATCTGCTGGGCGGTGTAGTTATCGCGCGATTCTTGGCCGGTGGCGGCGACGGCGACCGCGCGTTGCGCCCCGGCGCCATCGACATAGTGATCCGGGACCGGGATCGGGCCTTCGTTGCGGGCGATCTGCTCGATGAGCGGCGCGCCAAGCCCTTCAGCCACGACCGTGACGGGCCGACGCGCCCGACGCCCCCGCACGAGTCCGGTGCGGAACTTTTCGAGTTCCCTGGACAACTGTTCGCCGATCACGAGGTCCGACGGGACGTAGGCGCTATCGATGAGATCGCGGATCGTGTCGACGTGGATCGGGTTGCCGACGAGCGAGTCATCGGTGAGCGCGCCTTGCGGATCGAGTGACTGGTACGGCGAATCGACGTGTTTCACCGGCTGATCCAGGCCGTCCGCGAGAATCAGGCAGCGATACAGGTCCGGGTGGATCACCTCCGGGTCGAAGAGCGCGGCCTGGTACCAGATCTCGCGATAGGCGACGACCGGCTCCATCGCGGCCGGGGCGGGGAGATCGTGGGTATACTGCGCGCGGCCTTCGGTCGTGCCTTCGAACCCCTCGGGGAGGGTCCACCCGAGGCGGCGAGCGGTCGGAAGTGGGACGGTCCCTTCGTGGCCGAGCCACGGGGCGCGGTCGAACTCGGTATCGCAGAAGTCCTCCGGGACGAGGAGGCATTTGCTACTGAGCGCGCTGATGAAGCGGCGGCTCCAGATCGGCACCGGGACGGTCACGACTTGCGGGACGCCGTCCGGGCCGAGCACGGTCGTCTCCGTCGGGAGCGTGACGCTTTCGAACCCGAGTTTGAGGGCGAGCCAGCCACTCGCGGCGAGGGTATCGATCAGGGTCTTGTGCAGCGCGCGTTTCAGATGGGCGCGTTCCGGCCCGATCTCGGCATTGAGCACCTTTTCACGGAGCGGCAGCAGGAGATCGTACGGGATCTGGGTATCCTGCGGATCTTTCGGGAGCAGGTTGACCTCGGGGGTCCGGTGAAACAGCGTCGCTTTCTTCTGTTCGACGTGGCGATAGTCGAGGAGCGCCGAGACGGTGTCGCTTTCGGCCGGCATCGGCACGAGCGGCCGCGCATACCGCGCCAACGCGCGATCCCACTGCGGTTCGAACTGTTGCCGGCGGGCTTTGGCGCGTTCGGTGCGCTGCCACCACTGCGCGGTCGCCTCG